CATTCTGCTCTCAGCGTGTAGTAATGAGGTATTCCGGCCATTGTTTTAGCAAAAGACCATCTTTTTGTTTCCAGTTTCTCGCAGATGCCCCACCAGTCATATTCCTGTAAATTCAAAATCTTCTCCACAGTGAGGGCAAGTCAGATTCACTATCTTTTCAACCTTTGGCGATATGTCAGAAACGCTGTCTGATGCCTTTTGTATTTGGTCGCTTGTTACATCATCAAAAGAACTCATCGGAGTTAGGTTTGGGCTAAAGCTAAAATTATCTACAAAATCAGAATCAAGCCCTGCCAAAGTTAGATCAAAGCCAACATCATCCAAAGATTTAAGTTCGCTTACATACAACCCCTGATCCCAACTACTGTTTTCAGCAAGCTTGTTATCAGCTATTACATAAGCCTTCTTTTGCTCCTCGCTCCAATCCCCAGCTACAAGACAAGGTACTTTTTCTATCCCAAGCTCCTTCGCAGCAAACAATCTGCCGTGTCCCGCGATAACCACATTAAGCTCATCAATGAGAACAGGAATAGTCCAACCCCATTGTCTGATGCTGTTTTTAAGTTCTTCTATCTGGCTTTGAGGGTGCTGTCTTGGGTTTCTATCGTAGGGAACAATATCTTTGATAGGCAGCATTTTTATGTCTCGTTGCTCTATTTTCATCTGAAATTCCTAAATTTTTTGGAATATTATCATGTTTTTTGTATTTTTATTACATTTTGGGTGAAAAAAAGCTTGCATTGGGCAATGAGGTAGTTATAATAACAACCATTGAAACATTAAACGTTAACCCACAGAGGGAAAAAAAATGCAAAACCGAAACAGAAAATTTGGAATTGAAATTGAGTTTGTTGGCGCTTCTATGAGCCATGTTGCTGAGAGGCTAAACACGGCTGGTATTACAGCAGAAGTTGAGAGCTACAACCACCAAACCAGAACCTTCTGGAAAGTTACAAGTGACGTCTCTGTTAGCCATTCCAGCGGTTACACTGGCGAATTGGTAAGCCCAATTCTTCAAGGTTTAGAAGGTTTTGCTGAACTAAAAAGAGTTTGTGAAGTTCTTAACAGTATTCCAAATTTAACGGTAAACAGAAGTTGCGGTTTACACGTTCACTTAGATGCCAGAAACATGACCGTCAACGAGTGTTCTAAGGTTTTTACTCGCTATGCCAATTACGAAGAAAGCATTGATCTAGCCATGCCTCGCAGCAGAAGAGGCCAAGCTCAATGGTGCAATTCCATTAAGAGCCGAAGCAGCCAAGTTTTGAACAAAGAATCCAAGAGCGCTCTAGGAAATGCGCTAGGCTATAACGGCAAATATTACAAGGTTAACCTTACTAACATTGCTCAGAGAGGCAGCATTGAATTTCGCCAGCACAGCGGAACCACCGAGTACACCAAAATTTCAAACTGGGTAAAATTCTTGATGGATTTTGTAACCAAAAGCATTGAGCTAGCGAACACCAACGAAAACGGGTTTTCTTTCAGAGGCCGAAGATCAGTGCCTTTTGATATTGCTCGTAAGGTTACAACTACACTTCAAGGATCAATGAAGTGGAAAGGCAACCACTACAACATAACAATAGTTGGTAAGACTCGCTTGTTTACACCAGCAGAACTAGAGGGTTTTTACTACAGCTCGGATGGTACAGCTCCAGAGAGCTTCAAGTATGCTGAATTTTTACAAGCTTTCGGCTTAGACCTTCCAAGCAGCCAACCCTCAGACACATCTTGGTTTGAGGGCGTAGAAACACAGGTAAAAAACTACCTTGAAAACCGAATTGAAGAACTAAACTAGAGGAGAATGAGAAATGCAATATCTACCATTTTTATACGGAGCCTACGGTTCCAATTTGAACAAAGCTCAGATGCGTATTCGCTGCGAGACAGCCGAGCCAGTTGGGATGATGCTTCTACCAGATTACCGACTCACCTTTAGGGGTGTCGCTGATATTGAGCGCTCAAAGGGTGATGAGGTTGCTTTGGGTTTGTGGAACATTACACAAAAGGACTTGGAGCATCTGGATGTGTACGAGGGCTTTCCTCATCTATACCGTAGAGAGCATGTCGTAATACACAACGGCTTGCCAGTTATGGTGTACATAATGCAAAGCCAAGAAACTGTCTACGCACCAACGCAGCACTATCTCAGCACAATACGGGATGGCTTTGAGGACTTTGAGCTTGACAATAACCTACTCGTTCAGGCCGTTAAGCGATCATACACTTTGGAGACTGTGTACACGCCTCAGAGCAAAGTTATTTAACATTCCGAAGCGATACTTGCTTAGACCTTTCCGTCTCCCAACGCGCCTCTGCTACTCTAGCGAGGCGTTTTGCTTTTTCAAACTCAACAGCCTTTTTATTGACCTCTATAATTTTTTGCAGCCATCCGGTTGATGCTCTGGTTTTGGATTCAGCCATCGTTGCACTCATCTTTTCAAACTGAATGAATGACAACCTAGTTGATGCTTCCCAAGCCTTATGCTTGCTCTCCGTCTGTAGATAATCAAGCTGCGCTATCTCAAGCTCTGCTATTTTTATTTCCCAATCAAGCAAAGCCTTATCCATTACATCAACGTGCTGCGGTATAGTGACTTCTGTCATTTCTTTAGCCTCTCTAGGTCTGCTATTAATCTTGTGGTTATGTCTGTTGCCGGATAGCGTAATACTTTCCATCCTCTCAGAGCCGCCTCGTTGTATTTTTCCATATCCCCTATATAACCCTTGCCTCTGGTATGCCTTCCGTTACTCCAGACGCCTCCTTCAACCTCAATGGCTATTTGTTTATCTATCGGAACTATTACGAAATCAAAACGCCATCTTCTTGTTGGATGAAAGCGGTATTCTCTGCCGAACTTCCATCCGTAGGATTTCAGCAAATAAGCAACCGCATCCTCGCCAGTAAACTTAGTTCCCATCTTGCCAGTTTGCAGAACTCAATACCGCTGGGCGTTCTGGCTCAACGAAACGCCTTGTCGCATGGTCAAAGCAAAAGCTTGCATCTCCGATCATGCCGTATAGCCCTTGCTCTCTTATCTTGCGAGTAATCACCTGTATGGTGTCGTTATCAAAGTCTCTATGCACCGTAACAACCGCATCCGCTTGATTGTGCCAATGAGCCGCCCCGCTTATATCGTAAGCAGTCGGAGGATTGTATTGCCCATCCTCTGACTTTGGCATTTTGGTTGGATGTGCCACAACCCATATAGTGATGTCATGCATCTTAGCGAAGCGTTTGTTCAAGCTTATGAAGTCTCTGATATGCTCGTCTTCCCTGCGGCTTCCGGCTCTGCTTGCATCTACCTCGTTGTAGGGATCAATAACCAACCCGTTACAACCAAACTTCTGAATCGCTCCTTTGGCTATTTCATGTATCTTTTGAATATTGGGAGTATGCTCTTTCGTCTCAATAAAGAAGAAATGCTGGTGTATCCAGTTCACCGCTTCCTTGAGTTCATCCTCGGTCATGCGGTTGTTGTATCCAGATTCAAACGGTTTTCCAATATACATACTGGCGATTCTGCGAATGTGCATCTTGCTGCTATGCTCTGGACTGAATACCGCAAACTTCCAATTCTGGTTTTTGCTCAACTCAATCAAGCACTGGTCAAGAAAAGTAGATTTGCCATGATTGGGAATACCCGTCCACACATGAAAGGTTCCCTTCATCACCTTGTAAATTTTATCAAGTGAAGGAAACCCAATACTAATTGGTCGGTCATATTTGCCATGATACAAATCAATAACGTCCGTTGCATATCTGCTTGCTGTATATAAACCATCTACTGGATACGGTATAGGATTGTCAATAAGGTCTTTTAGTTTGTTTGGTCCATGCTTGAGCAATACATCATTGGCATCTTTGCAGCCATGCGGAGGTCGGACATACCAGCACTTCTCCTTGCCGTACCTGTGGACTAATTCTTTTCTTAGGTTAGTGCCAGCATCGTCATCATCACAAAACAGTATAATCTGCGAAGCTCTCAATGGATGAGTAGCCAAACAACCAAAACGCCTATCATTCTCTTTGTAAGTTACATTAGGCGGAGCGCCATCCGGCAGAGTAGTAACCTCCTCTATCCCCGCCTCATACACAGCCAAAGCATCCATCTCGCCCTCAACAAAGATAACCCTGTTCGCATCTTGCACTCGCTCATAGTTGTATAAGGATTTTTTGCCTCCGGCTGTTTGGCGAAACTCTTTTTCTTTGGTGCGGTGTTTTACATTATCGCATTTGTTGTTATGCCCATTGTACGGAAAGCTTATCCAGTAATTATCATCCGTGTAGATATTAAACGCCTCATAAGTACCTCTGCTGATACCCCGTTCCTTGAAGTAATCATCAAGAAACTTACTCGGCTTTGCTAAATAAGATATTGGCTCTGGCGTTTTCTTTGGTCTTGGGCTGGGATGAGCTCTTTTTGTATCATCCGCAAATACTGCCCCTTCAAGCCCACAATGATGACACTTCAAAAGAACTGAATCAGCATTAACTTCAACCGAAAGAGGATTATCTGATGGTTTATGTTTTGGTTGGCATTCAGGACACTTTGTTTTCTGTTGACCATCTTTCAGATCATTCAAATCAATCCTGTATTTCTCTAGTAATTTATCCCGCAAGCTCATTCAACGATCTCCTTTTAACTTTTCTTTTATGTTTAGGTTTAGTATAGGCGGACGCTCGTGGCCTACCAGTGCGGCCACTGGTGTCCACCCTACTCTGGACGCTGGTGTCCACCCTCAAGACATACCTATTGCTTGTGCCTTTCCTCAAATGAATATCAAGAAGGTTCATCTTTGCTAGCTGAGAAAGACTCCTGCGGACGCTCCTATCTGACACTCCACAAATTTTTGCTAGGTGTGCCTCAGAAGGAAAACAAGAGAAATTTTGGTCTGCGTAGTTGGCGAGAACAAACAAGATGAGCTTACTTGTTGGTGTGGGGCATTCTTGATCTTTACACCAGTTGAGGGCTTCTATACTCATCAGCCCATTATGGGCAATTTATTTCACATTTACAACCCGTAGAAATCGTTAGGCTGCACATCTCCACCTGTGAGCAGTAATATCTGAGCCATTTCTTTGGGTCTTGGTATTCTTTTTCCGGCACACCACTTAGACAAAGCGTGTCCAGAGAAAGTTCCATCTATGAAATTTTTTTGCGCTCTTTCACAAAAATCTTTCTGCGTCAGATCGTTTTGTTTTAGCCATGCGGAAAGTTTCATAACGCCATCATATCATAAATTGTTAGCAAATAAACCCATATCGTGCTATAGTTCGCACATTAACACAGGACGGGCAACCCTATGAATGACCCATTTAAGCAGCACAATCTTAACCATATTTCCGCATCTCAAATCAACGAATTCATTGCTTCACCATCCAAGTGGATACTCAGAGTTTCCGGCTACCAAGATAGATCAGGCTCTCCCGCTATGTGGCGAGGCATTGCTGTTGATAGGGCTATCTGTAAAGCACTTGAGGAGCCAGATACAAATGATGAAGCTCTACAAAAAATTGCTCTTATGGAGTTTGAAAGATTGTATGCAGAAGCAAGCGAGAATGGCGAATATGATGATAAAAAGGTTTATAGAGAACAGTTAGCCGTTTCTGGCTATCTAGGGGTCGCTCTCCCGCACTTTAGGCAGTTAGGCACACCAACACACACTCAAGAGAAGATCGTTGTAGATATCGGCCTCTCAGTGCCTATAGTGGGATATATAGATTTATCCTACGAAGGCGTTGTGCGCGATATCAAAACAGTAAACAGATTACCGAGCAGAGTACCGTCAGCTACCGCTAGGCAGTTGTCCATCTATGCTCAAGCAAAGGATTCCATACCTATTGTGGATTACGTTCATAATACCAAGACTACTCAGCAAGTAGTCACCATGAGCGTTCCAGATCACAAGAGTCATTGGAATATGGCTGTGAAAACAGCTAACAACATGGCGAGATTATTAAGTTTCTCGTCTGACATTCAAGAGATAGCCGGATTGCTAATGCCAGATTTTGATGATTGGCGTTGGTCATCTGGAGAAAAAGAAGCCGCCAAGCGGCTATGGAGACTAAACGATGACAACGAAAAATAAAGAGTTTATAGAAAAGCTAACATCAATTAAGGAAGCTGTTGACCTTGCAGCAAAAGACATAGCCAAAGAGCTAGATTTTGATAAGGCTATGCTAACCGCACAATCGCTTATGCCTAATTTGATTGAAGGCTCTGGGAAAAACCCGCATTTTAGCAGTGACTACATTAAGTTTGAGCAGCTCATAGCTGTTACTAGATACGTTCTACTCCCGCTAGGGTTAAGATTCAAACAAGTAGGCCATGTTCTTGAAGGCAATGATGTTGGGATAGAAACCATTATCTGCGGCTACGGGAAGGAAGAATCCTATGGAATAGTGCCTATACGCTCTGCTGCAACCCCTCACGGATCAGCCGGAGCCAACACCTATGCCAAGCGGTATTCTCTTGCTATGGCCCTCAACATCTCTCACGGAAAGGATGATGATGGGTTGAGCGCAGAGATAGAAACACGCCAGAAGAAAATGGCTGACAAAGCTCCCGCTGTTAAGGAAAAGTCCTACAATTTAACCTCTGGGAATACCATTATTGCTTCCTATGATTCAGTTCCAGACCTTCTTGAGGGATGTCGCGAATTCATAGGACAGCCAAAAAACCTGAACTGTGTTGCGATCTTTGATAGCAGCAAAGAGACAATACAAGAGGCCATTCAGGTATGTAAGGGTTCTGAAGGTAAGCACATGAAAACAGCTTTAGAAGGATTTA